AGTTGGTTTATCTTTAGTCGAGCATCAGGATTCTCATTATACATGGGCAACTAAAACTCAAGCTAGTGCAATTCCTACAACTAATTTACCTAATCCATTTACTATTCAACCACCAACAAGTTTAACACTTGAAGATACATTAATTGAATATAACCAAACACCACTTATTGCATTAGATATTACAATAGGTGCAAGTACCGATAGTTTTATAGATTATTACCAAGTAGAATATAAATTAAATACAGATTCAAATTATATTATCTATGCACAAGGTAGTGGTTTAAATCATAGAGTTTTAAATGTTAAAGAACAAGGTATTTATGATGTAAGAGTTAAAGGTGTAAATACATTAGGTGTTTCATCAACTTATGTAACTTCTCAACATACTGTTGTTGGAAGTACAGAACCACCTAGTGATGTAACAGATTTTAGTTGTAATATTATTGGTTCAGAAGCTCACTTAAACTGGGAACAGATACCTGATGTAGATTTATCACACTATCAAATAAGATATTCAACATTAACAAATGGTGCTGAATGGAATAATAGTGTTTCTTTAATTGAAAAAGTATCAAGACCTGGAACTTCAATATCAGTACCAGCTAGAACAGGAACTTATCTAATTAAAGCTATTGATAAACTAGGTAACTTTTCAATTAATGCTACAACAATTTCTACTAATATTACTTCTATTGGAAATTTTAATGCTGTTTCTTCACAATCAGAACACCCAACATTTTCTGGTACAAAAACAAATTTAACATTATCTAGTAATCAATTAAGACTTACTGATCTTGATTTAGATGGTACTTATGAATTTTCAGCACCGATAGATATTGGAGGAATTTATACAACAAGAGTAACAGCTAATATTACACAATTTGCAGAAGACCCAACAGATTTATTTGATAGTGCTAGTGGTTTATTTGATTCAAAATCTGGTTCATTTGATGGAGATTACGCATCTAATTCAAATGCTCATTTAGAAATAGCTTTATCTGATGATGGAGTTACTTATACAGATTTTAAAAACTTTGTTATTGGAGATTATACAGCTAGATATTTTAAATTTAGAGCCTATTTTATTTCAAGAGATCAATTAACAACTCCAGTAATTAGTGAATTATCAGTAACATTAGAAATGGAAGATAGAATATTTAGTGGAAATGATATAACTTCTGGTGCTGGAACATATACTGTAACATTTACAAACCCATTTAAAACAGCAAGTTATGCTGTGGGTATTACAGGCGAAGACATGGCTACTGGAGATTTCTTTGTAGTTGAAAACAAAGCTATAAATTCTTTTGATGTTACATTTAAAAATTCAAGTGGTACAGCAGTATCAAGAACATTTGACTATATTGCAAAAGGATATTAAAAGGAGTATAAACGCATCATGGCACAAACAACTCAAATAACAATAGATAACCAAACATTTCCATCATTTAGATCAAAATTAAATGAAAGTTTAAGTGCATTAAATACATTAAATTCAGGAACTTCAAGACCAAGTTCAGCAGTTGCTGGAACAATTTGGTTAGACACAACTTCAGCAACTAACCCAACTTTAAAATTTTATGATGGTGCAGATGATATATCTTTAGCAACAATAGATTATTCAGCTAATACAGTTAATTGGTTAGACAGTTCAGTAACATTAACATCTCCAGTTTCAATTAGTGGAAGTGCATCTGCTGGTGCAGAAATTAGATTACCAGAAGATACAGATAATGGTTCAAATTATGTTGGTTTAAAAGCCTCTGATAGTATTGCATCTAATGTAACATTTACTTTACCAAGTGCAGATGGAACAGCAGATCAAGTTTTAAAAACTGATGGTTCTGGTAATCTTTCTTTTACAGATGTATCTGGTGGAACATCTTGGCAATCATCAATTAAAACTTCTGCATTTACAGCAGTAGCTGGAGAGGGATATTGGATTAACACAACAAGTGGTGCAGTAACAATGACACTTCCAGCATCAGCAAGTGTTGGAGATACTATAGAAATAGTTGATTACGCAAGAACATGGGGAACAAATAATGTTACAATAAATCAAAACAGTTTAAATTTTCAAGGTTATTCATCTCCCAATCCTGTTTATGATGTTAATGGTCAATCAGTAAGATTAGTTTATTCAGGTGCAACGCAAGGTTGGATTCCAAGTGTTGATGATGATGTTACTAATGAAGTTCCACAAACTGTAACTGCAGATTTTTTAGTTATCGCTGGAGGAGGTGGTGGAGGAAGTGGTAGAAATCTTGGTGGTGATAGGTCTGGTGGAGGAGGTGGTGCTGGTGGTTATAGAAATTCTTATTCAACAGAATCTTCTGGTGGAGGAGGTTCATCTGAAACTTCTTTAGGTTTAACTCCAGGAACAGTTTATACAATTACAGTTGGTGCTGGTGGTGCTGGTGGTGCTGGTGGTTCTCCTGGTAATCCTGGTACATCTGGTTCTGATAGTTCAATTTCAGGTTCTGATATAACAACTATAACTTCTACTGGTGGAGGTGGTGGTGCAAAAGATGCTACTAATGGTCTTTCAGGTGGTTCAGGTGGAGGTGCTGGTGCGAATGCTAATCCATTTACTGGAGGTTCAGGAACAGCTAATCAAGGTTTTGATGGTGGTGACAGTCAAACTGCTGGGAATGTATCTGGTGGTGGAGGAGGTGCTGGACAAGCTGGAGGAGATGCAACAACAAGTCCAGGATTACCTGGAGATGGAGGAGATGGTGTAGCCTCAACAATAACAGGTTCATCAGTTACAAGAGGTGGTGGTGGAGGTGGAGGAGGAAATCCAGGTGGTTCTGGTGGAACAGGGGGAGGTGGAGATGCAGGAACAACAAATAATGTTAGTGGTTCAAATGCAACAGCAAATACTGGTGGAGGTGGAGGAGGTTCTGGAGAAAATACTGGTGGAAATCCAACTGGAGGTGATGGTGGTTCAGGAGTTGTTATTTTAAGAGTGCCTACAGCAGATTATTCTGGTACAACTACTGGAAGTCCAACAGTTACAACAGATGGAACAGATACAATAATGACATTTACAGCAAGTGGGAGTTATACAGCATAATGGCACATTTTTCAAAATTAGGAGTTGGTAATATAGTTGAAAGAGTTGAAGTAGTATCAAATGACATTGCAACAACAGAACAAGCTGGTGTTGAGTTTTTACAAAATTTATATAATGATAGAGCAACTTGGAAACAAACCTCTTATAATACAAGAGGTGGTGTGCATTTATTAGGAGGAACTCCGTTTAGAAAAAACTTTGCTGGGATAGGTTATAAATATGATCAAAGTAGAGATGCTTTTATACCACCTAAACCTTTTAATAGTTGGATACTTAATGAAACAACTTGTAGATGGGAAGCACCTATTCCAATGCCAACATTAACACAAGAACAAATTGACAATGAATCTGGTTATAAATGGAATGAAGAAAATCAATCTTGGGATTTAATAGAATAAATATTTAATGAGTGGTGTGAAAGAACCTGTAATACAAAATTTATTTCCAACTCCTATCTATATGACAAATATGGATAGACCATTTACAAAACAAGAATTAGAATTTGTAGAGAAACAAAAAAATCATTGTACTAAAAATGAAGGTAATATTAATACAAAAGATAATTACATTTTAAATAGAAAAGAATTTAAAAACATAAAGAAGTTTTTAGATCAATGTTGTAAAGATTATCTTGAAAGAATTATATCTCCTAAAAATAATATAGAACTTTATATCACTCAATCTTGGTTAAACTATACAGAGGAAAATCAATTCCATCATCAACATGCACACCCTAATTCAGTTATATCTGGTGTGTTATATTTTGATTGTGATAAAGAAAATGATAAAATTAAATTTACTAATCCAAAAGGTTATCAACAAATAAAACCAGAAATAGATCAATATAATATTTGGAACTCTGATACATGGTGGTTTACATTAGAAACAGGTCAATTAGTAATGTTTCCATCATCAACAATTCATCAAGTAGATACCAAGAAAGGTAATAATACTAGAGTAAGTCTAGCATTTAACACTTTCTACAAAGGTACAATAGGTTTAAATAGTAATTTAACTGAATTGATTTTATAACCCTAAAATGTTATAAAGTCATCTGCAAGTGGGTATTACCTCCACACCACATACTCACTTGCTTTATTATGATAAAATTCATCAATATATTAAAACATTGGAAAAACAATATATGGAAGAAATTAAACAGCGAATTAAAGAACATGAGGGGTTTAGGGATTCTGTCTATTCCGATAGTTTGGGCTTTGCTACTATTGGTTATGGGCATCTTGTATTACCCTCTGACAATTTCATTGAGGGTGTTACTTATGACAAAGAAACTCTTGAAGAAGTTTTTGATAATGATTTTAAAATAGCAGTAGATTCAGCTAGAGAACTATTAAGAGATATAGAATATAATCATATAGTTTTCGGTGTAATTGTTGAAATGTGTTTTCAATTAGGCAAACCACGAGTAATGAAATTTAAGAAAATGTGGGAAGCCTTGAGAGAAAAAAATCTTGATAAAGCATCACAAGAAATGATAGATAGTAATTGGCACAAGCAAACCACAAAAAGATGTGAGGCTTTGGCTAGTATAATGAAAAACGCAAANANNTANNAGTTATGCCATTAAAAAAAGGATATAGTAAAAAATCAATCTCTTATAATATTAAAAGAGAATTAAAAGCTGGAAAGAAAAGAAAACAAGCTGTTGCGATTGCTTTAAGTGTTGCAAGAGCAGTTAAAAGGAAAAGAAAGAAATGAGTTTTATAGATATAAACAATATGTCATTTGGATTAGCAGTTCAAAGAGGATTAGTTAATAATTTTTCAGGAATTCAAAAATTTGGATACAATACAGCAGTAGGAACAGTATTTGAAACAATATGGGAAAATG